CAGCGTGGTGCGCAGTGGCCGGGTGCAGGTGAAGGGCTCCAACCTGCCCAAGGGCACCGCCTTCACGCGCTACGCCCTGGCCCTGGCCCGCTCCAAGGGCAACCTGATGCAAGCGGCCGAGATCGCGAAGGGCTGGCACGACAGCACGCCCGAGGTGGAGACCGTGTTGCGCGCCGCCGTGGCGGCGGGGACCACCACGTCTTCGGCCTGGGCGGAGCCGCTCGTCCAGTACGACAACATGACCAGCGAGTTCGCTGAGCTGCTGCGTCCCGCGACCATTATCGGCCGCATCCCCGGCCTGCGCCGCGTGCCCTTCAACATCAAGATTCCGCGCCAGACTGGCGGCTCGTCCGTTGGCTGGGTGGGGCAGGGCGCCCCGAAGCCGGTCAGCGCTCTGTCGTTCGACCAGGTGATGCTCGGCATGGCGAAGACGGCGGGCATCGTCGTGATGACCGACGAACTGGCGCGTGCGTCCAACCCCTCGGCCGAGGCCATCGTCCGCCAGGACCTGATCGACCAGACCGCCCAGTTCCTGGATGCGCAATTCGTCGACCCGTCGGTGGCGGCGGTGGAGAACGTGTCGCCCGCCTCGGTGACCAACGGGGTCACGCCGGTGACGGCGAGCGGCACCGACGCCGACGCCGTTCGTCACGACGTAAAAAAGCTGATGCAGAAGTTCGTCGGATTGAACCTCTCGCTCGCCTCGGCGGTGTGGGTGATGACCGAGACGCAGGCCCTGGGCCTGGCTTTGATGGTCAACCCCCTGGGCCAGCCGGAATTCCCTGGCTTGGCGATGAACGGCACGAGCGGCGGCACGTTCTTTGGCCTCCCGGTGATCCTGTCGGAGAACATCCCGGCCAACCCTGGCTCGGGTGATCCCGCAACCGGCGCCGGCGGGCGTATCCTGCTGGTGAAGGCCAGCGAGATCCTGCTCGCCGACGACGGCCAGGTGGTGCTCGACGCTTCGCGTGAAGCGTCGCTGCAGATGGACAGCGCCCCCACCAACCCGCCCACCGCATCGACCGTGCTCGTCTCCCTCTTCCAGATGAACATGATCGCGCTGCGCGCCGAGCGGTACATCAACTGGGCCAAGCGCCGGGCCGGAGCGGTCCAGTTCATCGACTCCGCCAGGTACGGCGACGCCGCCTAGGCGCGTGCGGGGGCCGGTCCGCCGGCCCCCCTTTTCTCACCATATTGGAGGGCGCGCCCATGGCCGATCTCATCGCCACCAAGTCGCTGGTCTATGCGACGCGCCGGCTCCTGCCTGACGACGCCTTCCAGGCGAAGCCTCGTGATGCGCGGATCCTTTGCGCCATCGGAAAGGCCCGGTACGCCGTGGCCGCGAGCGAAGCCTCACAGACGCATCCGGCCGTGGACGACATCACCGCCCTGCGCGCCGAGTACGCGGCGGTCTTCGGCAAGAGGCCCTTCATGGGGTGGGATGCCGCGACCCTTCGCGTCAAGCTCGCCGCTCACCAGGGCTGACGCTGTTGGACCGCGCCGTCGCGCTTTTCCTGATGTTGGCCTCAGCCTCGGCGGTGGCGCTCGTGACGGGCGCCTACTTGCTGGCCGGCCCCGGCCCCGCCTTGATCGTCACCGGCGCCGTGCTGGCCCTGGCGGCTGGGTTCGTGCGTCGAGGGCTAGCCGAGTGACGGCTGCTCCGCGCTCCATTCTCAAGGTCCTCTCGGCTGCGATCACCAAGGCGGGCACGCCCATGCCGGTCGACAACCGCGGTGGATGGTTCGGCGCGATCCGAGAGTCATTCGCCGGCGCGTGGCAACGGGGTGTCGAGGTCAAACGCGACAACGTCTTGGCCTACAATGCTGTGTTCGCCTGCCAGACGCTGATCGCCTCCGACATCGCGAAACTGGCGCCGAAACTGGTCGCCATGGATGGCGACGGGGTGTGGAGCGAGGTGAAGGACCCGGCGTATTCGCCGGTGCTGCGCAAACCGAACCACTTCCAGACGCGCATTCAGTTTTTCGAGAGCTGGGTGCTGTCGAAGCTGTCCGCCGGCAACGCCTATGTCCTTCTCGGCCGAGATCGGCTCGGCGCGGTGAACGCGCTGTACGTGCTGGATCCGAGCCGCGTGACGCCGCTGGTCGCTGACGACGGCTCGGTTTTCTATCAGCTGGCGCGCGATCCACTTTCCGGTGTCACCGACGATATGGTGCTCGTGCCGGCGAGGGAGATTATCCACGACCGCTTCAACTGTTTGTTCCACCCGCTCGTTGGGCTCTCACCGATCTACGCCTGCGGCCTCGCCGCGACGCAGGGGCTTTCGATCCAGACGAACAGCGCCCGCTTCTTCGCCAACGGGTCACGGCCGGGCGGCATTTTGACCGCTCCTGGTCGGATCAGCCCGGAGACCGCGGCGGAGCTGAAGGAGAGCTGGACGGCGAACTACAGCGGCGAGAACGCCGGCAAGGTCGCTGTCCTCGGTGACGGGTTGAGCTACGAAGCGCTGGGCGTCACCGCGGTAGACGCTCAGCTTGTCGAACAGCTTAAGTGGACGGCGGAGGTCGTTTGCTCGACCTATCACATGCCGCCCTACAAAATCGGCGTCGGCGCGCTCCCGTCGCACAACAACATTCAGGCGCTGAACGTAGAATACTACAGCCAGTGCCTTCAGGTGTTGATCGAGTCCATTGAGGTCTGCCTCGACGAGGGGCTGGGCACGGGCGATGTGCTGGGCGTCGAATTCGACATCGAGAACCTGCTGCGCATGGATAGTGTGACGCAGATACAGACGCTAAAGGAAGCGGTGGGCGGCGCTCTCATGATGCCGAACGAGGCGCGGGCGAAGCTCAGCCTGCGCCCGGTAACGGGCGGCGATGCCGTCTATTCGCAGCAGCAGAATTACAGCTTGGCGGCGCTGGCGGAACGCGACGCCGACAAGCCGTTCGTCCGGACGGCTCCGGCTGCTCCCGTGGTGGGTGCGATGGCCAATGACAACGCTGCGCGAGCGGCCCTGGCGGAAATCCGGAAGGGGCTGTCCTGATGATTGATGCGAAGGCCTTCGGCGCCGAGATCGTCCAGGAGGTGCGCAGCTTCGTTGAGCGCGCCCTCGCACCGCTTATTGACCGGCTCGCAGCGCTTGAAACGCGCGAACCGGCGCGCGGCGAGAAGGGCGACGCAGGTCCGACCGGGCCGTCTGGCCCGCACGGCGAGCCGGGTCTAGCTGGCGCTGACGGTGCCACCGGACTGCAGGGCGAGCGCGGGCCATCTGGCGAGCGCGGCGCTGATGGCGCGCCCGGACCTGCCGGGGCGCATGGCCCCGCTGGCCCCGTAGGCGAGCCCGGTGAGCCCGGGCCTCCTGGCCCTAAGGGAGAGCAGGGCGATACCGGGTCGCGAGGCGAGGGCTGTGAACGTGGTGAGCCTGGGCCGCCCGGCGATCCGGGTCCAAAGGGCGATCCTGGCGAGCGCGGCGCTGACGGCCCACAAGGCGTTGCAGGCCGGGACGGCCGGGACGGGGCTCCAGGCCGCGACGGCGCCAAGGGTGAGCGCGGCGAGGTGGGCGAGACTGGTTCGCCCGGCATCGATGGCGGCCCTGGACCGCAAGGCGAGCCCGGCCCGCAAGGTGAACCTGGATTCGCCCTGGAGGATTTTGACGCGCTCCTGGCTGACGACGGCCGGACGCTGCGGCTGACTTTTACGCGGGGAGACCTGCGGATCGAGCGCGAACTGGTGATGCCGGTGATGCTCTATCGGGGCGTCTATCGGGACGGCGAAGCCTATCAGCGGGGCGACACGGTCACCTGGGCGGGGAGCCTCTGGCATTGCGACGCCGACACGGCCGACAAGCCGGGTGATGCCGCCGACTCCTGGACGTTGGCGGCGAAGCGCGGGCGCGACGCCAAGGATGGCGCCGCTGGTCCGCGTGGAGACACCGGCAAGGACGGACGTCCTGGCCGCGACCTGACGCAGATGGCGTTCGATGGGGCACGGTATTGAACGACCTCGTCACCCTCGCCGCAGCTAAGGCCCACCTCCGCCGCGACGCCGACGACACGGCATCGAATGAAGACATCAGCCAGAAGCTGGCTGCCGCAACCGAGATCGTGGTGGCCTACTGCGATCCGCGCTCGCCGCCTTGGACGGATGAAACGGTCCCTGCGCGCGTGAAGTCGGCCATCCTTCTAGTGCTCGGCAACCTCTTCGGAGATCGGGGCGATGGTGTCGGCTCGTCAGCGGCGGCCGGGCCGATCACTGACCGCGTGGAAGACCTGCTCTACGGCCTTCGCACCCCAGTGCTGGCGTGAGTGGTTTGGGGTAGGGCACCGCTCTGCCGCTCTGCCGCTCTGCCGCTCTTAGCGCTCAAGGCCGTAGGCCCCCGTCATCGCCGCGGCGACCAAGCCGCCACCCCCAGCGCTGAGAGGAGCATTGTACATGTCCCTGTCCGACTTGCTCCCGGCAAGCGCCGCGCCCCTTCCTTCGGCAGCGTCTGCCTCGGTATGGTCTGGCTTGGTCACGAATCGTTTGTGGCCCCTAGAAGACTTCGCCGGGCTCGACGTGCAGCACAATTCCCGCAGCGAAATCGTCTCCGCTGGCCGCGTGATCGCAGAAAAACTGCCGTGGACCCAGGAGAACGAAGAAGCGCTCCTCTTGGCTTTCGGGGTGGCTCACAACTGGCGCCAGGCCCATGGCGTGCCGATGCGGGTGGTAAGGCGCGAACTCAGCGGAAAGGCTCGTGCGCTCGCGCCCGGCTCCATCACGGCAGCGCGCCTCAAGCGTATGCAATCAATCCGCCGCAAGATGCAGCGCTCTCCGCTTACGCTCTACCAGATTCAAGACATCGCAGGGTGCCGGGCCATCGTGAGCGACATGAATGGCGTCGAAAGCCTTCTTGCGTTCTACAGGTCCGACAAGTGCGCCCATCGAATCCAGCGGGAGAACGACTACATCGCGGAGCCCAAGGTCGGCGGTTATCGAAGTCACCACCTCGTGCTCAAGTTCTGTGGAAAGGGCGAACACGCTCAGTTCAGCCGCCAGACCATAGAGCTCCAACTCAGAACCCGGCTTCAGCATTCTTGGGCCACGGCCGTCGAGGCGGTCGGCTTGGTCCGCAACGAGGACCTGAAGGGTGGCATCGGCAATCCGCGCTGGCTCCGCTTCTTCAACGTGATCGCGGCGGAGTTCGCTTACGCGGAGCAACAGCCTCTGGCACCCGGCGTCTCGGAAAACCGAGCGGAGCGGCTTCAGGAGCTACGCGAGCTTGATGACGAGTTAGATGCCGTCCGCAGCCTGGAAAGCTGGAACTACAGCATCCGCACCGTCGACAGCATGACCGGTGGCAAGGGCATGTCGTTCCTTATTCGCTATGATAACGCCGCCGCGACGGTCACGATTAGTCATTGGTCGAAGTTCGCCAGCTTGGGCGAGAAATACTTCGACGCGGAAATTGGCGGTGGCAACGCGATCCTTGTCGATGTGGACAGGGTCGAAGACCTCAAGGCCGCCTTCCCGAACTACTTCCTCGACGTGGAAATGTTCGTTGCGCGCCTCAAGTCGATCTTAGGGGCGTCCAAGCCCATGGCCGAGCCGCCGAAGGTGGACATCAGCACGCCGAGATCGAAGCCGGCGCTCGACCTGTCCTGGTGGTTCGGCTCTTAGGGGGCGCTATATTGTCCTACGCCGCCACCGGCGTCTTTATTGCCGCCAACTCTCGCAGACAAGGCCATCCCGTTTAACAAATGAGTGCACGATGATTGAGAAGGTCCTATACGTGCTCTTATTTTCGGTGTCGGTGCTTTCGTTGGCTTCCGATCGTACCTGCTCATTACTAAAGGGCGATTGCAGGTTAGGGGGTTCAGTTACTCCCGGTCGGAGACGCCGGTGAAGTATTGGATCATTACGGTGATCTCGATCTGCGGCACCGCTATGATCCGCGGGATCGGAGCGTTGTTTACCGCGGGAATAATCTACGGCTGGATCTAGGTCACACGGGGGGCGCTGGTTCTAGGCTGCAACGAGTGGCTCGATGGCCGCGAGGTCATCCCGCTTCTCAATCGCTGCCGCCGACAGGTCGTGCGCGGCCTGCAGGTTCATCCAGAAGTCCGCGCTGGTCTGGAACACGCGACCGAGCCGCAGCGCGGTGTCAGGCGTCACGGGCTGGGCGCCGCGGATCAGCCGCTCGATGCGGGTGCGGTCTTTCAGCCCCATGCGCTTCGAAAGGGCACCGGCCGTCAGCTTGTATTCGGGCATGAAGTCTTCGCGCAGGTGCTCGCCCGGGTGGGGGAGTGCGGCGCTGAATTTCGAATAGTCCCTGGGCATTGTTACGGTCCTGAAAAGGATAGGGAAAATTATCGTCCGCTCAGTGGTAGTCTATAAATTCAACCTCCTCGGGGCCGTTCGCCCCCCAAACAAAGCAGATGCGGAACTGGTTGTTCACTCGGATCGACCACTGACCGGCGCGATCTCCCTTCAGTTGCTCCAGGCGGTTGCCTGGCGGGACGCGTAGATCCTCTACCTGGGCGGCTGCGTCGAGGGTGGCGAGCTTTCGGCGCGCCACGCTGATCAGGGCAGCGGGAAAGCCTTTTGGCGCGCGCCCGAAGAACACCGCCTCCGCTTCCTTGGTCCTCCACGATTGGATCACCATCCGCCTCCCGTTGATGATTAAACGTAGCGGCTCGCGCTACGAATTGCAACGAAAATGTAGCGCGACGCGCGACGGATTTCCGGCGCCGCAATAGCAAGTGCCGCCCGCCTCGGCCGCAACCCCGGCTCAATCCCCGCTGCCCTAGGGGGCGACCATGACGACGATCCGAGCGGCCGACCTCGACCAACGCATCACGATCCAGCGCGCCATTGTCATCGACGATGGCTTCGCCAAGCGCCCAGGGCCGCCGTCTCCGCTGATGACGGTCTGGGCGCAGTACACGCCGGTCAGCGATGGTGAGCGCTTCGGCGCCGGCGGTGTCCGGTCTGAGATCGCCGCGCGCTTCGTGATCTTCTGGTCGCCCGCTGCGGCCGAGATCACC